GTTTGTACTTGCACTATATGTCCCATGTACTCTTATTCTATCAAAATTTCCATTTGTATCTGAAGGAGTTCCAGGACTACTCGCACTCGTTGTTGCCTGCCAATAATTATTAATTGTTCCTCCATTTGCAGCTGTATCTGCGGTGCCGTCTGCTTGTAATCTTTGTACGCCTGTTGTCGCTAATGTAGTGGTAGTTTTATAATAAGTGTCTTTAGTTACTGCGCCACTTGTATAAGTTGTAAAACTAGTGGTTGAAGGAAGTACGTATTCATCGTCTTGTGTTACATAAACAGTATGAGTAACGTCTGTTCCACTACCGTTTGTCATTATAAGTTTTGATTCTTCTGACCAAGTACAACCACCATTATCTGTACTATTATTTATTTTATTTGGGGAAGCTCCTTGATATACCCAAGAACAAGCATTATTTCCAATTACACGATAGGGAAGTACTAATCCTTCTACATCAAAAGGTGTTGTTAATTCAAAAGATATTTCTATTGCATTTAGTTGTTCGATTCTATCTATAATAAAAATTTGCCTTGGAAACTCTACTGGAGTATTGCCTGATCCTGTATCTGCTGACCCATCTTTTAAATATTTTCGTAAAGTTTTTCTTCTATATAATTTCTTTCCTATAAGATCATCAGGCTCTAGACTTCCAAGTGCATCTCCAAAAGTACTTAATATATTTGCAAAAGTAATAACAGGTCTTGCTGCTGCTCCTTTACTTTTTACTTCGAATCCTTCTGCCTGCACAGGAATGGCATCATATGTATTTAATTGACTATTGTTATCATAGTCATACATTTGTACGTTTGATAAATCTATATCTTCTCCACGAGTAAAATAGGCACGGCTTGAACCATCTTCATCAAGTGCTATTTCATATAATACAACTAAACCTGATTCTTCTTCAAGAGATTGTAGCTCTTTGATTGCAATTTTTTCCGTCATGCTTCGTAAACTCTCTTAAATGTTGCTGTCAAACTATAAAAATTATCATATGCCCAGGTTTGATTCCATTGAGCGCAAGTACACTTTATAGTTTCTGTGCTTGATCCTGCGTTACTATCTTCAAGATCGAATCGAAATTTAGTAACTCCTCCTAAAGATTCAAAGAAAGCTACAAGATCATCTATTTCTGCTTTTGGTCGAGTAGAAAAACTTACACTTATATTTTGCTCGAGATTATTGATTCCGTCTGCAAGTCGTTGTTCATAGCCATCACCAAAAGTTATTGTATGAATTTTGGGCTTACTATCACGTTTTAATCCTTTATCTGGTTGTACAGGTCCGCTAAACCCTGTGATATTTGACCCGTCATTTTGCATTATTCCAAAAGCCATTTATTAACCCCCGCCTAGTACGCCACCTGGGCGTTTTTCTCTTTGTAATGTTTCCATAACTGCTGCTTGAATAGCTACTCCAAGTGCTTGTCCTTGTCCCATGTCTCCTGTGCTACTTGCATTTCCACCTGCATCTACATTAATTACTATATTATTTGTTCCTGCACCTCCGCCTGTCATTTCTACAGGAATAGTTCTTCCATCAGGTAAAGGAACAACTGCTTCATTATAGCGTCCTTCTCCAACCATTATTGTAGGTTGAGTAGCAATTCCACCAGTGCCAAAACGTTTTTTACCTACTGAAGTATAACCTCCAGAAGCCATTCCGCGAACAGGCATAATACCTCCATTTGCAAATCCTAAAAAGCCTGTTACAGATGCTGCCATTCTCATTGCGGCTATTTTTGCCATTTCTTGTAATACTAAGGTTGCTAAAGATTTAAAAGCTTCTTTTGCATTCATACTTCCTTCTGCAATTTTAACAAACATATCTTCGATACCTTTTGAGAATGTATCTTGTATTCTGCCAACTACTGATACTGAACGAGCATATTCTTGAGATTGAAGTTGTAATATTTCTAATTTTTTCTTTTCATCTTCCATTGCTTTTTTGTTAGCTTCGGTCGCTGTTTGCTGATACGCTAATTCTTTTTCTCGAACTGTTGCTGTTTGATTCATGATATTAAATCTAAACTCTTCATTTTTGATTCTTTGTTTTTCGAAACGAGAAGCTGCATCACTTCGTCCCCCCACTCTTGCAGAGTCTGCTTGAGTTTGTAATAATCCTGTGCTTGATGTATTTCGTAAGTTTTGAATTGCTTTGATTGACCCAAAAATTTCTTGAATTGCTTTATTCATATCTTCTGGACTCATATCTTCTGCTGGATCTCCAAATAATCGTTGATAAATGGCTCCTACTGTTTCTTGTTGTGTTTGATCTAACGTTTCACCTAATGTACTTATTTGAGTTATTAAATCTTCCATAGGATCGGATTTATTAAATATACTAGAAAATTTGCTTTCGAAAGCATCCAAGCTACTATTTAGAGTATTAAATGCTGCTGTAGTTGCGCCTGCTTTTCCTGTTCTACCTAAAATCATTTCGAAAATTTTATCAATACTCATAGTATCTTTATTCTTTAAAATTTTTGCGAAAGTTTCATCAACAGTTGCTAATTTACCAATAATTCCATCTTTTCCAAATATAGATTCTTCTAGCTTAGCAAGATCTTCTGCTCCTGCAAATCCAGGACCTTGTGCAAAGGAAGCATCTAGAAGATCTTTGTAATCCTTAAATATTGCATCAACACCCGAACTAGAAAGCATGGCTTCCATTTGTTTTAAAGAAGCTCCTTTTCCTGTCTTGGCTTCTTGTAACTCCATTGACTTAAAAAATGCGGCAACTTCATCTGAAGTTGATTTTGCTCTTTCACTTAACTCTTTAAAATCTTCTTTAACTTTTGCTATTGCTCTATTTTTATTTGCAACTCCCTCTAAACTCTTTCCGAACTCTTGTATTTTTCCGCCTGCTATTTCCGCTCCTTTACCGGCTAAGTCGAATCCTCCTCCTAGGAGTCCTCCAATAAAAGGTAAGTCTCTTACTTTATCTGCGATGTTTTGAAAAAATTCTCCAATTTTACTAACCATCTTTCCTATACCCTTTGTTACATTATCTAGATTCTGACCTAGACTTCTTACTCCGTCAATAACAAGAGTAATAATTCCAACAAAAGCAATGAGTGATAGAGCTCTATTTATTCCTCTTGCTGCAAATTTTGTAACTGCAACCATTCCCATCATAACGCCTTTAAATGCTGTTCCCATCCCAAAAAATAATACTTTTGCAGTAGAAGTGAAAACTTTCAAAGTTCCTGTCATAACTTTAGTAGCAATACTTGTTTCTGCTTGCATTTGTTTCATTGCTTTCTTAAAGGATCGTACTCGCTTAATATCTTCACCTGCAAAAATACCTGTTACTATTTTTCCATGTTTTTTATATTGAGCTTCCGCATTTTTTAAGGAAGTGTTTAGTCCTGCAGCTTGTTGTCTACTTAAATTTTTTCCTCTTTGCAGTGCTTGAATACCTGCAGATTTTCCAGCTGCTGCACTTGTAAGTTCTCCTGCTTGTCCTTTTAGTCTTGCTTTTGCTGTTCTTGTTTGCTGTATTCCTTCTCCAATTCCTGCAAAAGAACTTTTCATATCTCCAAAAGCGGTGGCTGCTCCTGCTCCCATTCTTCCCATCATGCTATTACTAATACTTTCATTCATTTGTTCAATACTTGGTATTACCGATTTTGTAATACCTGTTACAAAAAGTGCAAGTGCAGCAATCGCTGATCCAATATTATTTGAGAAGAATCCTCCAAGTGCCTCTGCAAGAGGAGTAATGGCTAACATTGCTGAATCTTTTAAGTCCATAAAAGTTGCTATAAGTTGGTTGAATTGGTTGACAGGAACTGCATCTGCTACAGCTCCATATTTTGATTCTGCTTGTTCTAGTACTTCGTTGAGTACTGCTTGTGATTTTTCGAAAGTTGTAAGGTCTTTTGCAGTTTTATTTAAACGCAATGCATACTTTTTAGTAGCAGGTTCTAATCTAAGTATAATACCTAATTCGTCTAGTAATTCTGGTTCTGCTTTTGTGACACCTCGTACTAATCTGTTTAAGGAATCTTCAAAGTTTCTACCAAGAGCTGTAGATGCTCCTTTGGCTGCTTTTGCAAGTCTTGACATTTGTTCTTGTCCAAAACCTGCTGCTAGCATTATTTGTGATTGTTGTGCCGCATTACGAAAGTCTATTTGAAATCCAGTAGCTTTTTGTAAATTTTTTGCTAAAGAATTTACCATAGTACCAGTAGAAGCTGCAAACGCTCTCATACCTTCATTTAATACACGAAAGTCAGAAGCTTCTGTTAATGCTCTAAATACAGCACTTAATGCAAATAACTGAGCAGCAAGAGTAGCATAAGCAGGTACTAAACCACCTGATATACCTTGAGACATTTTTGAAAAGTTTTTTGAAGCATTAGAAGATGCCTGTGCAGCACCTTTTAATTGTCTATCAGCTGTTCCAGCTGATTTTCCAACTTTGTCTATCTCTTTTGCACTTTTTTTCGCTTTTG